GGATAATTAACGAACAATCCGATAGGATCATTGATAAGCATCTCAGCTTTTATAGCAGGTTCAAACATAGATTGATATATCGTCAATTCCATAAACTGAGGCATCAAACTCATTTTATCTTTTTTATTGAATTTTTCTATTTCTATTTTAGATATATTAATACCTAAAGGATTGAGATTAGCCATTATTAAATATATCTTTTACTTGTTGTTTGAAATCCGAAACGAATTCATTTCGCATCAGTTTTATTTCTCTCTTGGATTCATTGATCTCTGTTTCGCTGTCCCATACACTCTTGGCGACCCATCCTGCAGGGCTACCTAATTTAGAATATGTTGTCGGTGTCATATTGTAATTATATGAAGCGATTGTCTCAGGACTATCACTAGTGATTCCTTTGTAGTAGTAATATGCGATAGAACTTGCTATTGTAGTCGTAGTTAATTTTTCTACAGCAGTATTATACTTTGTTTCTAGATATGATATGAATTGCTTGTCATCCAGTATCCAATCTTTATAGGGATCGACAATGCCATTTGTGAGGAATATCACCCAATCAAGAGTGGAATCTCCATAAGCATCATAGGCAAGAGTATCTGGACGCTCGCCATTCTTTATGACGTATGTATAGAATAATCTATAATCTTCTAGATATTTTTTGACAACTTCAGCTTCTACAAGCAAATTAATTGCCTTAAGATTATTGTAAGTTACAAAAGGATAATAATTAGCTAATGACATTTAAGTTCTCTGTTTTAAAATCAACGATCACCACGACCAACATTTCTTACTGGTGGCAATCCGCCTTCTGAATCAATTACACGATTGCTATTATATTTTCCGCCTCCGAAATCTGATCTTGTCTTGATATCGATCTCTTGAAATGTCATGGTTATCTCAGTGATAACAGGAGTACCATCTCTATAGAATGCAGGCGCGCCTCCGCCTATGCTATTGATATTCAGGCCTGTTATGAACGAGTCTGATACGTTAGGCAGATTGATATTATTGGAGCCGGTTACAAATTCAACAGTAGCAAGATACGGATAATCTAGGGCAAATCCTTCACCGATTATCTCTGGATGCATGAATGCTTTGATATACTCAAGCATTTTATTCATAGATTGTGCTTCTTTTTCTGACTTAGGAGATATTCTCCAAGTAAATTGATATTGTTTTAAAGCTACACCTTCAAATATAGATGTCAGATGCGGATTTCGTACAATGCCAAGATTTGATTGTGAAAATTTCCCAAGGTTGCTATCTGATATGCCGGGTGTCAGAGCTGCAACTTCACCAACCATTTTCATGATTGCAGAGCCTTCACCTCCTTTAGCAGCAGCAAAATCTTCTGATAATGATCTGCCTGCTGCTGCTAATTGTGCAGGAGCATTGGATATATTGCCTAATAATTCCATGTTATTTCCGCTGACAGATATATTAAAAGAATCTGCCAATTGTTGCGGAATGGGTAATCGTATATATGTTCGAAAACTAGGTGTCAAATTAGATCCAGGCTTTGGTCGCTCATACTTTCTCAACGACATTCTTGTATAGAATTCCGGCACTTCTAATGGAAATACAAAGGTGTCAGTTACGTTAGGCATGCTCGATATAAACTCCTATAAATATATCGTATATTTATAATGGTAATATGGCATGTCGTATAAAGGTAAATTTAAACCTAAGTTTCCTGAAAAATATAAAGGAAATCCTACAAACATCGTTTATAGGAGCTTATGGGAATTGAGATTCATGAGGCACCTTGATTCTCATCCTGGGGTAATCCAATGGTCATCAGAAGAGATAGTCATCCCCTATGTCAGTCCTATGGACAACAAGATCCATAGATATTTTCCTGATTTCTGGGTAAAAGCGGCCGCCAAAGGTGGCGTGATAAATACGATGATAATAGAGATTAAACCATATGCTCAGTGTAAAGAACCAGTCAAGCAAGAAAAGATAACCAGAAGATATATCAATGAAGTTACTACTTATGGTGTCAATAGCGCTAAATGGAAAGCTGCTGAACAGTTCTGTCTTGATAGGAAATGGCAGTTTAAGATACTAACAGAAAAAGATCTAGGATTGGATAAGAGATAATGCCTATTTTTACGAAGATTCTTGAACAAGGTAAATCTAGTTTAGGACCCGGTTCTGCACTCAAACCAGGAGCTCCTAACGTCAGGGATTGGTTCAGAGACAAAGCAAGAGAAGTTCGATCTGTAAGAGTAGAGACGTTAGTTAGCAGGAATCCACAATACAACAAGAATTTTGTTCGTCCGGGATTCATGTATCTGTTCCAATACGATCCGAAATACAAAGAAGACCTCCCGTACTATGATAGGTTTCCTCTGATATTTCCTTTCGAAGATCAGGGTGACAGCTTCCTTGCGATGAATCTGCATTACCTGCCGCACGTATACAGGGCGAGGTTGCTGGATTATCTCTATGATCTGTTAAATAATGAAAAATACAACGAGACAACAAGGATAAGGGCTTCGTATAAACTATTAAATGCTGCTTCTCGTTATAAATATTTCAAACCGTGTGTGAAACGATATTTGCACAGCCATGTTAGGAGTAGATTTCTACAGATACCCGCTAATGAATGGGACATTGCAATGTTCTTGCCGCTAGAGAGATTCGCAAAGAAATCTAAAAATTATGTTTACAAAGAGTCGAAAGATATCATAAATGGCGTTTAGTATCAATGAAATGCTTTCTGCAGTTAATTCAGTAGGCGGATTGTCCAAGGCATCCAAGTTCATGGTCACTATCACAAGGTCAACAAATGCTAATGTCGGACGAGCTGACAGAGGTCCTGCAGTAGTAGGAGGGGCACAAAATCTCTCATTCCTTTGTGACAGTGCTTACCTTCCGGGCCTGGGATATCAGACAGATGAGATCAGAATGTCTGGCTACGGCAATGTCGAGAAACGTCCGTATGCTACGATATTTCAAGATATTCCTTTGACATTCTATAGCGATGCAGACGGATCAGTATTTAAATATTTTCATGCATGGATGCAATCGGTATTTGCCTTCAATGATGCAGCAAATCCTAACGGGACAGTCAAAGGCCTGCCATTGAATTCTTTTCAATATCCTAACGAATATTATGGTATTGTAGAGATAATTCATATGAATGAGATAAAAATTGAGAAAGACTCTGATAGAAAAATTGCTGATAGAACGATTGTAAAATATCAATTGCTCGAAGCATATCCTATAGCAATAGGTGATATACAAGTCGATTGGAACATGCAAGATCAGATCTTAAAAGTCCCTGTGACATTTGCATACACCAACTGGACATCAACAACATTAGATCAAGGTGTTACAGACATAATTTCAGCGACAAGAGCAAATACGCTAACACAAAGAAGCAATTATATCGATAGAGAATTAAATAGGATGCTTGAATTACAGAACCTTGAGAGCATCACACGCCGTTCTCTGTTATTATAATCATTGACAGCATTAATTTTTAACATAAGGATACTATATTATGGCATTACCTAAGATCAAACACCCAACATACTCTGTGACAATACCTTCTACTCAGCAGAGCATCAATATCAAACCATTCACCGTGCAAGAAGAAAAGATCCTTCTGATGGCAAAATCTTCAGAGAAGACTGAAGATGTGGTAGCTGCAGTCAAGCAGATCATCCAAAATTGTATCATCGAAGCAGTAGATGTAGATAAGCTAGCAACATTTGATGTCGAATATCTGTTCGTCAAGCTTCGTTCTAAATCGATAGGTGAAGTCGTGGATCTCGAATACAAAGATCCTGACACCGAAGAAGTCATCAAGTTCAAAGTTAATCTAGACAACATCGAGATCAAAAATAACCCAGAGCATAAGAGCAAATTCATCATACATGATGATGTAGGATTGGCGATGAGATATCCCACTCTAGATGAAGTCAGATTGCTCGATGACTCAAATAACAAAGAAGATGCTGTATTTGATATGCTGTTTAAGTGTATCGATAAGATCTATGACAGCGAGACAGTATACACTGATTTTACAGAAAAAGATCTCGAAGAATTCGTTAACAGCCTACCTATGGATAGCATGAACAAGATCAAAGAATTCTTTGATACGATGCCGTCTCTAGAACATACTGTGACATTAAAGAATAAAGCTGGCAAATCGACTGATGTTGTTCTGAAGGGTCTCAATAGTTTTTTTACGTGATGACCGGGTATTCTAATATCGCGGTCTACTATAATACTATGTTCTCTTTGATGCAACACCATAAATACAGTATGTCTGATTTAAATGATATGTATCCTTATGAGAGGGATCTGTTTGTGGACCTATTGATGCAACATCTAAAACAAGTAGAAGAACAAAGAAAAAATGGCTAAGAAAAGAATATTCGCCGGTAGAGTGGGGCCAATAAAATATTTTTTCGATGAGAACGGAAATGTTGTTGATCAAACTGGAGCAGTTGCGCCGCGCGCTATTGCTGCAGCTATACTAGCAGGTATTGAATCTATTCCAGAAGTTAAAGTAGAAGACAAAGCTCCAACTACACCTAAAGCTCCTAAAAAAGTAAAACAAGCCAAATCAAAAGAACAAACTGAAGAAGAATCTTCATTAAGCAGAGTAACACAGAAAGTATCTTCTGGCAGAGGATCAACTAGCGGAACTATGGGTAATATAGCAGATGTTATAGGTCGCGGCACTATCGCTGCTTCTGTAGGATCTGTTCCAAACCTCCGTGGTGTTGCAGCTGCTACACTTGATGCAGCAGGTGTTGGCGGATTAGTCACATTAGGCGGTGGCGGTGGCGGCGGCAGGAGACCCGTTGCGGCCGTAACGGATGGCGGAAAAAATCCAGAAAAAGAATCTGTTGGCATCTTAGAAGGCATCTTGAATGTTCTGAAAGATAATAATGAACTGCTTCAAGACCTATTATCATCATTGACTGCCGCGGCACGAGGCCGCATCGAAGATGCAAGAGAAAAAGAAAAAGTAAAAAAAGAAGAGGCAAAAATAACTTCAGCAGGAGGAGAAGAATCAACTCCTGCTAACAAAGGTATTGGAGGAATTTTAGGAGGATTCTTTAAAGGCGGTTTAGCTAAAATATTAGGTCCTATAGAAATGATGTTGAGTGGGTTAATAGGACCTTTGATGAATTTGGCTAAATTTGCGTTAAGAATTAATCCTATTACGGCTATATTTGGTGCTGCAGTATTTTCTTTAAATGAAACTGATTGGCAAGAAATATTTGGATCTCTTTCAACTATATTTGATGATTTGACTAAAGGCAACTGGATAAGTGCTCTTAGTACTACCATTGCATTAATACCAAACATTTTAATAAAAGGTATCGGAAGACTGATCGCAAACGTATTAGATTGGTTAGGTTTTGAAAAAGAATCTGAAGAATTAAATTCCTTCATTACTAGCCTCGACATTATAACTCCAGTAAAAGACTTTCTAATAGGTCTATTTGATACTATTGTAGCGGCAGTTAAAGGCATAATGCGTTCTTATGTAGGCAATTTTTTAAAATTATTTGATGATATTAATAAACTGGCAGATCAAATATTATCTGGAGATATATTAGGTGCATTAGATACGGCTATGCAACTTATTGTAAGAAGATTTACGATGATACCTGATATGGTTATTCAAGGTGTTGGCAACTTAATTGCAGGCATTATGGACGGCATCGGTTTAAAAGAAGCAGCAGCAGATGTAAAAGAATTTTTAGCTACATTTAACTTGGGTGATTTTGTAATAGAAGCTATTCATCTTGTAATAGCTGATATAAAATTTGCTTTTACTTGGCTTAAGGAGAAAGCGAGTAATATACTCACCACTATAACTACATGGTGGAACAGCTGGACTATATCTGATGTTATAATTACAGCGTTTGAAAACTTTAAAACAAATGTTGGCAATCTATTAGCACCTGTGATCGAATGGTGGAATAGCTGGAGCATAACAGGTGCGATAACAACAGCATTTGAAGACTTTAAACAAAAAATACTTGCTTACTTCGGGCCTGAATTTGTTGCAAAAATAGGAGAGATTGCTAACTTTGATCTTGCCGGTTATATTAGCAAAAAGATAGGTGAAGCTATAGATACAGTTAAAAACATGTTTGCTAATCTCGGATCTATAGTCAATGATTATGCCTATGATCTGTGGGAATCTACTGTTGGTGAATTTTTGCCGAATCCTCTTACTAAATCATCAAGTGTAATGGCTGCAGGAAGAGGGGCTGAACGTTCAGTTCTAGCTGCTGTTAAAAATGTGACAAATAGCAGGCCTTCTTCAATATCTCCTAGAGTAGATACAGAACCGACTTTTAATAATCAAGAACAGCCTACATTTACAGGTTCTGCTAGCGCTAATTTTGGCAACAGTATGGCGGATCTAATGCCGATAGAAAATCCGACTGCTCCTGCGTTCTTAAAGAGAGTAAATGATATTGCTATATCGGATTCAACTCCTGCTGCACCTATCATAATAGACAACTCTACGAAGAACAATGTGACAAATAGCAGGCCTTCTTCGATATCTCCTAGAGTGAGTTCGGGGGCGCCAAGTACCGCCCCCGTTATGTCTCATATAGATAGACTTTTGTATCCGTTTATCGGAGCGTATCCGTAAGGATCACTCAGATGCAAGTTTCTTAAAGAAACTAAGATCTTCATCATCGTCATCCCATGGAGCAGCAGCCTTAGGAGCTTCCTTCATAGGTGCTGACTTCTGAGGAATCTGGAAAGCATCTTCCTCTTCATGATGTGCAGCTGCCGGAGCAGATGCGGAAGATCCCAATGCCTTCTCGAGCTTTGCCTTGAGCTCAGCATACGACTTGAAGTGCTTAAGATCGACAAGCTCTGTCAAGGAATGCTCACCCTTCCAGATC